AGCAATGAATGGATAGACAAAGCTCATGAATATTGGACAGAAATATTCGAAATGAAAGAAGAGATGGGTAAGAAATTTGAAAAAGAATTAATACCTGAAGATACTTTAGGAGTTCCTGTCCAAGATTGGGAATGTAGATATTGTCAATACTATAGTCTATGCCCCAGCACATTAGCTGATAAAAAACCAAGATATTAATAAGGAGATAAAATGAACAATACAGATGTGGTTGTAGTTGACAAGGAAATGCTGGCTGCCACTGATATAATAAGAAAAGCAATAACAGAGAAACATAAAAAAGTTTCCGACATGTCTACCCCAAAACCGTTTGTTAAGAAAAAGATGGGAATGGATTATGTAGAATATTCATATATGCGGGAGATTGCAGATAAGGAATACCCCGGTTGGTCGTGGACAATACAGAAGACAGAAGTACTTGGAAGCGAAGCTTTTGTAGTGCATGGAAGATTAAAATGGTATGATGAAGGCATATGGAGAGAAGCCGATATGGTCGCTGCTCATAGAATACAGAAGAAACGTGGAACTAATGAGTTTGTCGATATAGGGAATGATGTTAAAGCCTCTAATACTGATTGTATAAAGAAAGCATTTAATATGTACTTGAATATTGCGGACGACGTATACAGAAATCAAGTCGAAGATATGGAACTAAGCGACGAACAAAAGAACGACATACTCGTACTTGCCGCAGAAGTAAGCGAAGACAGATTGTCTCAAGTACATGAACTTATAAAAGATCAAACGATTCATAACGGCAATTATTTGGCATCATTTTCAAAACTACAAAGAGAGGCTTCAAATGATTAAAACAAGCATATCATACGATGAAGGACTATTGAAGGAAGGGGAATGCTATTCAATAGGCACAAACGATGGAAAAGAATTTAGGAGAGTGGTTTATCGAGGCACTAAACTCTTAAACGGAAAACCAATGATGATATTTAAAACGGAAGATAATGCAAATCTGACCGTTAATCCATCATTTCACACTTACACAATAGAAGAACCAATGCTTCCAATGCCGGAAGACTTAGAGGTTCTTTCACAACTAAAAGGAGATACCAATGGGTAAAATCTCAGCGAAAGACGCTGCAACACTAGCAAAAAGTGGTGTCTTATCCAAAAAAGCTCTAAACGAAATGGAAGATAAGGGTCTTATAGGCAAAGGACGCACTTCGGTAAAAAGGTTCATTAAAACAGCCGAAGGCAAATTTGTCACTCCATGTCTCTATTTCAGAGGAGCAAAAGACACAACTCCAAGTAAGAAAATGCAAAGTTTTATTGCCGATTACGAGAAGTTGTTGGAAAAATACACTACCACTAAAACAACCACCAATAAATAAGGAGAAACAATGGCTAAAACACTTGATGCCACATTCGACCCTTCAAACAAATGGAATCCCATTGAAGAAGGTACATACCCGGCTCACATCACAACTCTTTCAACAAGAGAAATGAATACGAGAGCCGGTGAGGCTATTATAGTCAACATGACTTATAAAGTCAACGAGGCAGTTTCTGAAACAGAACAACTGTTATGGGAAATGGATGGATACAACTATAAGAAAGATTCATCAGGTCAAAGAATTCCCACAATGAACGGCAGTGGAGATCAATCCACAATGCCATGCTCTCATTTAAAAGACAGAACGTTCTATGACAACGGATTCTTTATCTTTACGGATACCTCTTCGGCAAGCAAGAACAGCAGATATTTTCAGCTGCTTGAAAATCTTGGCGTTAAATGCGAAGACAGCAACGGCATAAAGAAGCTCGTGCTTCTTGAAGAAGAAGACGTAATAGGGAAACCTGTCTACGTCACCGTTAAAAGACAAGAGTACGTAACCAAAGATACTAAGCACTTGTCTCCAGACCAACAAGAGAAAAGGACTTCGTTCAAAGTTTCCGAAGTTAAATCTTGGGAAGAAGGGCCTACTTTAAGTTCAGACGAGCTTGAAGACGACGTGCCATTCTAAAAAGATCATAAAAGCACTAAGGTTGTATTTGATTGTATAATACAATTGAATGTAAATTAGAGATGAGGGCGGTTGTATATATCTCACTATCTACTTCCTCTCATCTCTCCTTAGTGCCTCTTGGCCGCCCTCATCCTCTAAAAACTAAGGAGTAATCATGCAAGAATCCACAGCTACAATCAAGCTAACCAAGTCTGAAATAGAATGGGCCATTATCGCTTTGGTTTATTCACAAGAGGCAGCTGAGCATTTTTCACAATGGGATGATGCCAAAATGTATGAAAGAATAAGAAAAGATTTTGTAAAAATAAAAAACGACATAATAAATGGGGAGAAAACACTTGAAACCAGAAACAAAACTAAAGAAGAAAATAAATCAAACCCACAAACTTGCGACCCGTGCTCTGAATGACCCTCCAGTTTGGTATCCAGCTCCGGGATATGTATACGTTAAAAACGTCCTTATCGGAGAACTAGTTACAACAGAAGGAGGTCTAAGGGCAATACCAATCGAAAAAACGGAATCATCCGTAGTCGTGTTGGTTCTAAGAGCAGACCATCACCCACTTCAAGATAGAAATTTTTATCTTGGCAAGCAGAGGTGGGCAAGTGAAACCGAAGTAAAAATAATAGGAGACTAATTATGCACCCAGAAACAAAAAGAAAAAAATACGTATCTTCAATACATAGAGAATTGGAAATAGAAAGAGATTGGTATAAACATGGATTAAGTAAAATAATTGATATGATCGTTTGGAATGAATATTTAAACGACTCTGAAAAATTAGTCGAGGCAAAAAGCATTGTAATGTCTTATCTTGACGGAGAACCTACAACGGCAGATGAATTAAATGAAAATGAATTAGACTCCACAGAAGGAAGAGGTGACTATAGAGATGGATCACCTGCATATGCCGAGCAGCCTCCAGAGACTTACCGAGGTCTGCTTGATGGAAAACCTGCATTTGGTGGCGATATAGGTACTGATGCCGATTATAGCAAGGAGGAAGAATGATAATCATGAACATAGCAGAATGGATAGCAAACTTACTGATATGCGGGATAGCAGTTATGATATGGCTTGTCGCAATATTCTTCATCTGTATGTTGATTCATATGGGAAAGGAGTTCATAAACAAAACGTTTTATGAATAAAGATTCAAAGAACGCAGACAGTAATATTAAATATTGTACAAGTTGTAAAAAGTGTTGGGAGATAACACTGATAAACAACTTTAGAAGAAAACAAAGAAAAATATTTTATTATGATGATTTCCCCACTTATGGAAAAGAAAGGGAGACTTGTGATAAATGTAAAAGGAGAGACAAAATGGGACAAATGGGATGGATAGCACATCTTTGTGCTACACAAGACAGAAAAGAATTGGAGGAATTTCTTGGAGAAAAAGGGTTTAAAGACCCAAAATTCGCAGCCAATGAATTTTTGAAAGCCGAAAAAGAATTAAAGAAAGAAAGACTGGCCAAAAAATCAGCAGGAGCAAAAGATGAGCGACATAAAAGCCTTTAACTGCCCAGCCTGCGGATTCAACGTATTTAAAAAATACAACAAGTCGAAAGAGTTGATGGAGTTGTTGAACAAAAGAAGTAAGAAAACGAAAAAACTCTTGAGAAAAATATCCAAACTAATATCAAACAACATTAATACCGAAAACAGAGATACGTATTTTTATTTTATGTATGGAGTCAGAGACGCAGAAGACAATGTGTTGAATTGGGCAATGGAACAGTATTATCAGGGCAGGCATTATTTAAGCGGAAAAGGTTTTGCATACTTAAGAAGCATAGTGCAAAACAGAGATAGAAACATGGAGTCCATCAAGAAAGTCGAAAGAAAAAGACTTGGTGGCACTCCTCCATTGATAAACCACGAAAAGGAGGCCAAAAATGGCTAAAAGAGGAAGACCTAAGGGTTCAAAGAACAAAAAGAAAAACATATCACATAATTTTAGAGGAACAGAGGACATGTTCTGGTCTAAAATAGTTAAAGGCATTAAAAACTTTTTACAATCACCATTCAAATAAGGAGAAAGACATGTTACAAAACGCAATGTTTCCAGTGAAAGAAGTACCAATAATGTATGACGTTGTTGGAAAAGAAAAATCTGTAATATCTGGGCATAAGTTTATTGTTAGAGAAGATACAGATAAAATACTTAGCTGTATGACTGACAACTATAAACTTGTAAAGAATGAAACAATAATAAAATATGCAGAACCTATTATAAAGAAGAATGGCGGAAAGATTAAAGAAGTTAATGTTCTTTGTGATGGAGCTAAAGTTCATATGAGCTGGCATTTTCCAAAACAGGTAGTAAACATTGGAAAGAATGATGACCTTACTCCTGAGATTGTTATAAGAAACAGTTATGATGGTACAGTTGGAGTCAACATAATAGCCGGTGCGTTTAGATTAATATGCAGTAATGGAGCAATAATAGGAATAGTGGCAAAGAAATACACCAACAAGCATATTAAATCAAATGTTTCATTGGATGATTTAGAAGGTGTTATAGAAGAAACAATGAATAATACTAAGGTTATTTTCAAAGAAGAGTTCCCAATATTGCAGGGTACAAACTTTAAAGACAGACATTTAGTTGATTTCCTACAGTTGTTTCCGATACAGGCAAATGAAATGGTTACACAGTCTCTCATTGCCAACAAACCTAAATCGTTTTGGGATTTGTTCAATGTAGGAACCAACGTATTGACACACCACATGAATAGAACGACAGAATCCACACACTCCATTGAAAATCAACTGTATCCAGCATTAAAGAAGTGGGCTTTAAAGGAGAGTGTCGTTGCCGTCGCATGATTGGTACGACTGTCCTATAGTAATTCCTTATTATGGGGGTAAGTATGAGTTGAGCAAAATTCTTGTTCCACTCATACCCCCTCATAAAAGGTATATTGAGATGTTTGCAGGCGGATTATCGATGTTCTTCAGAAAGCCAAAAGTTGAATGGAATGTCGTAAACGATAAAGACAATAATATAATAAACCTATACACGTGTGTAATGCACAAGATGGATGAACTGGTCAATTACCTAAATTGGCTTCCCAAGTCAAGGAATTTATTCTTAGATTTCCGAGTTGAAATAAAGGAAAAAGATGAGATTGAAATTCCAGACCCTTTACAAGCGGCCAAATATTTCTATTGCATTAGGCACAGCTTCAACAAGCTGATCCATACGCCGTTTTCAAAGAATAAAGACATGAACAAAGATTGGAAAAATGAGTTTGAATATTCAAGAAAACACATAGGTGGGACAACGATAGAAAATCTTGATTTTGCCGAACTTGTGGAAAAATATCCACCCAGAAAAGAAGATTTCTGGTACTTAGACCCACCTTATTTCATAGCAACAGACAAAGGCGATTACTATATGAACAGCTTCTCTTCGGAAGATCATTTTAGATTCAAGGAAGCTGTTGACACGATAAACAGAGGCGGAGCCAAATTTATGATAAGTTACGACTATAGGGATGAAGTTAGGGAATTATATGGTGATTACGACATTCACACAATCAATCTAAAATATTCAGGGAGTACGAAAGAGGCAAGACTCATTAAGAGAAAAGAATACTTAGTGTTAAACTATGAACCAAAATCCCAACTGGGGATTTTTTAAGGAGAAACCATGGAAGAAAAGAAAAATGGCGAAATAAAGGCTTTACCAAGCTCGGAAGAAGCCGAACAAGCACTATTAGGGTGCATGATCGAAGGAGATGACAGAGAGCATGAAATAGGAATGGCGTGGATTCGTGAAGATGATGCGTTCTATTATTCAGACAATAGACTCATATGGAAAGCAATAAAAAGCCTATACAAAAACAATGTTGAAATAGACTTTGTAACTCTAAACGACAAAGTTAAAGAATACAAAGGCGAAAGCATGGCATATTACATTACTGGGCTTACGGAGGCCAAAGCCTCTACTGCCAATATAGAGAACTATGCAAGAATAGTATGGGAAAAATACATACAGAGAGAAACTGCTAAATCTGCTCAATCATTGTTGAATGCAAGCTATGAAGACTATAAGGAAGTGGGGAACATATTGGAAAAGCACAGTAAACTGATAGATGAACTCAGAGAAATACAACCTTCCAAAATAAGAGATATAGAAATGTTGGTGGAAGAGATGAAATCTGTCGTAAAGGAAGATTCAAATCTGATACCATTCAATCTTGCTCACTTGGATATGTTTGCAGGAGGAATGACAAGGAAAGAAATAACCGTCTTAGGAGGAAGACCAGGACATGGTAAAACAACCTTGGTCATCAATATGGTAAAAGGATTAATCAGCCAAGGTTTCAGAGTCATGCTGTTTAATCGAGAAATGAGCAACACGGAAATGTTGAAGAAAATGGTGGTAATGGACTCAAGCTCTCTTAAATACGGAAATATAAGACGAAACGACCTATCTGAGAGCGATAAGAGCGAGTTCGATGTGATATCCGAAAGAATGAAAAACGATTATCAGAACTTGGTAATGTACGACAACGTCAGAACCTTAAACGATTGTCTCCGTGAGATAGCCAAACATAAGCCCGACGTAGTTATAGACGACTATATCCAACTGATAGAAGTGCAGGGAGTGAGAGAAGGCAGAAGGTTCGAAATAGAAAAGATAATGCAGGAATACAAATGGATATGCAAACAGGAAGACTGTTCCGCAATTCTTGTCTCACAATTAAACAGGGAAATAGAAAAGAGACTCGACCCCAGACCCAGAATGAGCGACTATGCCGAATCTGGAGTCATAGAACAAACTGCAGAATCCGCAATGTTCGTATTCTATGGACACAATTTCGACAGTGAAAGATATTCTCCATATAAAAGTGAAGTGATAGTATCAAAAAGCAGGTATGGAAAAATAGGCACTCATATGATTGGATTTAATGGTGGAAGATGTAAATTCTATATGAATTCGGATATGGCAGAAAAGGATAATATTGCATAAAAGTTGCTACGGGTGCCACTACGAAATCAAACAAAAATGTTACTGGTTTACCATTGTTGGTCAAGATAGAGCACCCAAGGCAATACCAAAAGAAGTGATGGAAAAAGGATGCGCAAAATACGAAAACACAAATGTGGAAATGTCGGAATTGGAACAACATCCCGTTATGGAAGTATTTGATGGAGAAATAATAAGCGATAAATATAAAGTACCATCATATAAAAGAAGAAAAAAATGGGTAAAAAGTCCACACAAATACAACCACAGGAAAGACGCACAATGACAATAATTGGAATAGACCCCGGAGCCGGAGGGGCAGTTGCAGTATGGGACAAGGGTATATCAAAAATACACAAATGTCCAAAAACCACTACAGTGATGGCCGATGTGATAAAGTCCGCAATGAACAGTGAAAACATATTTGCATACGTGGAACAAGTTCATGCATTTCCTCACGACGGAAGGTCTTCAATATTCAAATTTGGGAAAAACTATGGAGAGTGGTTAGGAATACTTGGAGCATATAGAATTGAAACAACTCTCGTATCCCCACAAAAATGGATGAAATACTGGCAAACTAAGTTAAATATTAAACTACCTAAAGACAAACCGGAAAGAAAAAGAAACTTAAAGGAAATAGCTTCACATTACACGGACAAAAAAGTTACACTGTATAATGCGGATGCTATATTAATCACAATGTACGGACTGTACGTAGAACAAGAAGGAGAGATAAATGTCAGTCAAAGAGGTAAAAGCAAGGTATAAGTGGAGAAAAGACTATTCCCCACTATTGACTGCAGACCACTGCATAGTAACGGCATTCACCACTCAGCATATATTTACATTAAGTTTCCTATTGAACTTTCTGTGGTTTGAAATTCTTTTTTCAAATCATCTGACAAGTTTTAAGATAGGAATGGGTACAATGTATTTAGTGATAGGTGGTGGCGTGAATGAATAAGAGCAACAGCAAATATATTAAAGAAAAACTATATAAAATAGCGGAATTATTAAAAAAACTAAATGAAGAAATACATAAACTAAGCAGATTGTTAAGCTAACCCTCCATGGTTAACGAAAAGGTGGGCGGCAGTTTTGGTACGACTGTCGCCTGCCTTATTTTTTTTTAGTTTAAAACGACGTGAAGTCGTCTATCATTTCATATACTTCTTCTGTACCCAAAACTTCCTTAAATGGAGTTGGTAAATACGGCCTTGCTCCTCTAAACGCATTTTCGGAGAAATCCATAATCCACAAATAAATCGTAAGTATCTCCGAAGGAAGCCAATCCCTTATAATGTCTTCTATAATATCTTCATCATCCAATCCTCGTCTTCCTATGTCAGCCACTAAAGCCACCAATATTGACATGTTCAACATTCTGTTTATCAATGGACTTTCAAGTCCAAACAACATTCTTTGATTCACTTTGTTTCTGCTGAAAACGGCTCTAAACAACGGCATTATACTTCTCATGATGGTATACGGAGCAAAATTAAAATACAGTACTTTGGATAAAATGGAAGCCATTCCTCTCGTTAAAAAGAAGTTAGTGGCTCTATCGAGATTCTTATCGTCGTGCTCCTTGTTCATCTTTATCATTTTTGTCCAATACTTTGCCGTTTCAGGAGATATTCCAAAGGCTCTCATTGATTGAACTCCCCCACGAATTATCTTTTTCATAGTCTGCATCGTGATTCTAAATGGGAGAGCTCCCCATCCGAGAGATTGACTTCCCTGTGCGAATTCTGGAGACATGGCAGCAGACCTAAGCCATTCATGTTCCACAATTACTTGGTTGTAATCATATTGTCTCCACTGAAACGCAGTGCCTCCGACAGCTCCTCTGAACATTTTTGAGGCCATCACTTTCGTAAAACCAAATAAATTCATATATACGTACAATCTCGACATGTTGACGGCAGCATCCGAATCCGTATATTTCCAATCCCTTCCTTCTGGAACCTGAACCAAACCCATTTCAAATGCTTCCTTAAGGCCCATATAGCTGTGCTCAAGACGCATTGTTTCTTCACTGCCTGACATTGTAAGATATTCTTTACCAAGAGGGAACCATTCAAGCTTCCATTTGACGAGTCTGTTTATATTGGACTGAGTCAGCCCTAATTTTAAATCCAGAAGTCTTTTAGAAAGTCTTTTTCTTTCACGAGGGTTGTCTTCAGTTTCACTATGCATTATATTATAAAGCTCTTCCTTAACTCTCCTCAATTCTTCCACCTGAATCTTCTCTCCTTCAGACCTCTCATGTGCAGCAGAAATAAGTTTGTCCCAAGACTTGCTCTGATCCATCCACCCTTCTAAAGTTGTTGCTTTCCAAAGCCTCATGGTATCGGTTAAAGGAAGTATGAACTCTTTCCAATTGGCCCCTTCTCCCAAATCTATTCCTAAAGTAAGCATGTCGATAAAAGCATTACCGGGGTGTAATACCCCAGTTTCTTCAACTTGTTCTCTCAATTGATCATAAGAAAAGCCGTTTACATCCGCCTCTGTCTT